TTGATAGTAGAGGAGGGGTGATATTAGAGGAGGGGTGATATTAGAGGAGGGGTGATAGGGGAACCTTAGGTTCCCCTTAGATGTCCACGTGAGTAAGCATATGTCTTCTACAGCAAGGGTCGAATAATTTCAAATCATCAAGCACGTGTCCTTCCACAGTTTTTTCCACATTATTTGTTGTTAAATAAACAGTTTTATTCACCGATAATCCTTTTTCCAATTTACGTTTTCGGCATTCTCTCTGATAATATAGATACTTATCAGCGAGAACATTTCCACAAGTAACACATTTGACAGGAATAATCATTTTGTTCTAAGATTCAATGAGATATTATTTTATACTAAAACTGAATGAAAACAATTATGATTTCAATTTTTTATTCCTATTCGAATATTTAAAATTATTTCAATTTAGATAGAAAAATAAATATTAATAGATTAATAGATTATGGATTCTTTTTTCTCTCCAACACAATCACAACCTCAATCACAATTACAACCTCAGCCAATTACCGATGATGGCGTTTCACCTCTCACAATCAGTTTCGATATTGGAATTAAGAATTTAGCTTATTGTCTTTTTTATCCGATTGATGCCTCTCAAGAACGTATCCAAATTATTGATTGGCGTATTATTAATTTATTGGAAACCGATGATAAACCTGCTCGACAGTTATGTAATTGTATAAAATCGAAACAAGGAACCCAATGTGGAAAACCGGCGATATATCGATACACGAATTCTTATTATTGTGGAGTTCACGCGAAAACTTGTGGAAAACAGATTCCAACCAAGGCGAATTCTCTCGCATCTTTTAAGAAATTAAAAATCGATGATTTAAGAAATAGAATACAGATTCACGGAGTTTCAACAACAGGAACCAAAACAGAAATACTTCAAAGAGTCGAAAAATGGTTATCCGAGGAGTTATTAGAACCGGTCGACGCACCCGAAAAGAAAAACGCGAAAAAAACACATTTGGTGGAATTAGGGACAGCAATGAAACGGCGATTTCGTGAATATCTGACACCTTATATGAATCGTATTGAAACTGTATTATTAGAGAATCAAATCTCTCCTATCGCTGGAAGAATGAATACGATTCAAGGATTAGTTGCACAAACATTTATTATGATGAAAGAAGATGGAGAGGCGATAGATATAGAATTCGTATCATCCAGTGGAAAACTGAAAAAATACAAGAACAATAATGAATTGGCAGGAGAAACGAATCCGGAATTATCTCTCCAACAACAACAAAATCAGAATTATAAGCAACATAAAAAAGATAGTATCAGAATCACACAAGAGAAAATAATGGCGAATCCAGAAATGACTTGTTGGCAATCAATGTTTGAGAAATCGTCAAAGAAAGATGACTTGGCAGATTGTTATTTACAGGCATTATATTTTATTCGCTAATATTCAAATAATTTAACACAAAGTCCAATAGTATTTTTCCATCAACACGATTTGTTGGATTATGAGCATATTCTTGTAATAATGAAATAGCCTTTTTTATGTCGGCATTGGATTTGTCGATATCGCTTTGACAATCAAAGTAAACATAGGATTCTAATTCTTTGTTTTCTTCTGCAATATTTATTTCTTGAATTAATTCTTCTGTAGAAACACCGATAACTGGCTCTTCAACAATAATTGGTTTTGGATCTTCTTTTACCTCTTCGACAATAATTGGTTTTGGATCTTCTTTTACCTCTTCGACAATAATTGGTTTTGGATCTTCTTTTACCTCTTCGACAATAATTGGTTCTGATTCTTCTTTTACCTCTTCGACAATAATTGGTTCTGATTCTTCTTTTACCTCTTCAACAATAATTGGTTTTGGATCTTCTTTTACCTCTTCAACAATAATTGGTTTTGGATCTTCTTTTACCTCTTCGACAATAATTGGTTCTGATTCTTCTTTTACCTCTTCAACAATAATTGGTTTTGGATCTTCTTTTACCTCTTCAACAATAATTGGTTTTGGTTCTTCTTTTACCTCTTCAACAATAATTGGTTTTGGTTCTTCTTTTACCTCTTCAACAATAATTGGTTTTGGTTCTTCTTTTACCTCTTCGACAATAATTGGTTCTGATTCTTCTTTTACCTCTTCGACAACGATTGATTTTGGTTCTTCCTTGACATCTTCAACAATAACTGGTTCTGATTCTTCTTTTACCTCTTCAGTAATAACTGGTTCTGGTTCTTCTTTTACCTCTTCAGTAATAACTGGTTTTGGTTCTTCCTTGACATCTTCAACAATAACTGGTTTTGGTTCTTCCTTGACATCTTCAACAATAACTGGTTCTGATTCTTCTTTTACCTCTTCAGTAATAACTGGTTCTGGTTCTTTTACAATAATTAGTTTTGGTTTTTTGATAATAATTGGAATTGGTTCTTCTTCAACAGCAAGAACATTTGATTCATTTATATCATTATTAAGATTTGACACAGAATCAGAATCATAATCTGAAGAACCCATGGTTTCTTCTTGTTTATGTTCATTTGTCTTTTTTTCTTTCATGTTGTCTTTACAAAATTTTCTCCATGCGGTTGCGTTTTTTTTCAATAATAGCGATATAACTGTCATTAACATATTATTTTTGCGTTCAACACGTTTATTGGGTCCAACACCTAATAGACGATTTAATCGCTTACTTGTATACTTAATTTTGCTATAAATATGATTCGAATAACCATCACGTTCAAATTTTGTAATTTTTAACGAAGGTTCAAAACATCTTCCGTCTCTACAAATATCAGTATAATCGCCATGTTGTATTTCATCATATTCTGTTCCATATGTAGTAATTGATTTTAGTATAACCTGACATATATTTGGATTGTTTAGAATCAATTCGTCGACTTTATATGTTTCGATAAATTCAAACTTTGATGTTTTTTTATCGAACACTTGGCATTTTCGAATATTTCTATCAGCGGTTTGATATTCAATATAAATATTTGCGGGTTCGTCACCCCTGTATCCTCCGCGTGGATTTAGTTCGACATAAATTTTGTATTTATTAATATTTTTAGTTGGGACAAGGTTGATAATATCCTGTTCAGGTTCAATATTTTTTCCATTGAATTTGATTGAAAATACTTCGTTTTGAATAAGGTCTGAATACAATTTTTTAAATGTGGCTGATATTTTATTTTCAAATGTTTCTTGGGTTTGAAATTCATTGGTTTCATGGTCAAATGTAAAATCATATGGGCGCATATGTTTCATTATAATTGTTGAACCAACTTCATATGGATGATGTTTTCGGTATTGTTGTTCTGTAATAATTTCAAAACTAGACGGTTCATAACTTTCCTCTGGTATTTCTTTTTTACACATCATAGGAATGTCAAACACAACTTTCACATACACAATTTCGCCTGTTTCAAGTTCTGCTCTTGTATATATTTCGGCTTCATCTGCATTATAGATAATCGCTTTTTTCAATCCTGTACCAAATTCAGAACTTTCATTGTCATCAGAATGACCACTACGAATATGTCCCATATTCAATGGGTTATTGGAACCGTTATCAAATATTTTTTTAAATCCATGGGGTATATTATCAGAAATTGAAATACGATGAATTAAATTTTCATTGTAATCCATATTAATATTGCATATAATTCCAGGCAAACAACCGGCATTTGCGATTCCCCATATATTATCAATAATATCATCAAGTCCAGATTGTAAAGTATTATTATCACTACGAATATGATTTACAACTGTGCGAAATGATTGGCAACCAACGTGAGGAGTTTCGAAACGAGACAATGACATTTTAAGGAAACAATATTTTTACTTGAATATCATATTTTCAAATAAAACTCAGAATTAATCAATTTTTTTATTGATTTGGTATATATGCTCCCTCCGGTGCGAAGTGACAGTTGCCTTTGGAAATGTGCGAAGGCGTAAAGAACGGTCATCACACAAGAAAAACCTTTGTTTCCCTATTATAATTAACAGTTATGCCAACACAAAGAATATTCTGGAAAGGAAAAACATTTAATCAAGTAGTCGCCGGTATTAAAATGAATCAACGCACCGTGTCTGGAACCCATAATTTCTTTGCTCCAATGCCTATTAAACATTATAGAAAAGAAATCGCCTCTCAAGATTTATCCTCTTTAAAATCACGTCGTAATTTAAGTGTAGATGCATTCTTTTATCAACCCGGTGGTACAATTACTGTCGCGAATGATAACACAACTGTTGTCACCATCGATAATAAAGGTGGAATCGGATGCAATGTCCTCGATGTTAATCTTACTATGAATTCATCGGATAGACCTTGTTTAGGAGGAACCTATAAAACTTCTCTTTTAGACCCCGCCAAAAATGCGAGAGCCCGTGTAAGAAGTGCCGGTATGATTCGAAAGAAATTCGTTTCTGGAACTAATAATGATACCTATTATACTGATACCACACAATACTTAAAAAGTCGTAGTCGCACATTTGACCAAAATCAGTTTCATCATATTCAATATGGTGACCCATCTGTTGTTCCCGGAACCAATCAATCAATGAAAAATATTTATTCATCCGGTGCGGTTAGTCATTGCCAACAGTATTATATATCCACATCTTCTGGAAACAATGTATTTACTTATCAATGGTGGTATAATACTGTAACACAACCCACATATTTCACTGTAACTATCCCCGATGGATATTATGAAATCGGTTCATTAAATAATGCGATTTTTAATATACTTATTACTAATGGACATTATATTGTAGAGACGGCAACATCGAATAAAGTAATGCCATTTAAATTCGTTTTTGACAATCTCTCGAATCGTGTCCAATTACAAATATTAGCGATTGGACAGGTAAATTTCCCGTCTGCCAAATATTCTGCGGGAGGCGGAAACTGGTCTATACCAACTTATGCGGTTGTGCCGGTGGTAAATATTCCGGCTACATTTTCGGCGACAGTTGGATTTAATGTCGCAAAATACCCAACAGAAGAATTATCCGGATATCAAAACAATGTGTTACAAGGTTCTGTAAGCCCGGCGAATAACGTTTATGCAAATTCGACAATTTTGTCATTCCAAGGAACCAATGTTCCAGGTGTTTCAACACGTTATGTTCCAGTTTATTATAAACCAAGTAATTCAAGATTTGGTGTTCAAGGAAGTGTTGATTCAGGAGAAAGAGTCGCAAGATTGAAATTTGATACAATTACGAGAACAGGGTCGTCGTATAGTGCTCCCTTCGGTCGCCAGACCGCGAATGCTCTCGCGTATGGTACACCTGGACCTGGATATACAATTAAGGATAAGATTGGTTATCCTATTCCCAAAGTGCCAATAGTAACCAAACAAGGTGTTTATCTTACTTGTCCTAATTACTCGACTAAGGGTGGATAAATCTGTAGAGATGTTTGTATTCGATTATATAATTATTGAAAAATTATATAATTTATGAGATTATGGGTTTTAGTTTTTTTGATGACTTAATTCCTTTTTAATTTTCTCTAGATATAAAATTGCGTCCATATGTTCTTCTTGTGCGTGTTGAATCCAATCCAATAAAGTCAAATCAGTCCTATCCAATGTCTGTCCATATTTTTGATAGCCAAAATTAGCGCGACTAATAAAAGAATCGATTATCGAATTCACAATAGAACAAGGTGTATATTGATTTACTTCTATAGGCGCCATAGGCGCCGTTGGTGTAACACTGTATACAATATTTTCTTCAGGTTCTTCCAATATTTGAGGGATAATACTGATTTTATGGTCATCGGACAGGTCACTATGTCCTTCTTTTTGATATCCCAAGTAATGATTAAACATATACCAATTTACATCCGGATTCGACATCAATTGTTTCCATAAAATATCGTTTTGATATTCCCAATGAGCGCCAGTTCGGTATAAATTATCTACATTGTCTTTGAATAATTTAGAGAGACGCATCATCATTTTTCGATTCACTAGATATCCGGCGCCATTGGTACTAGAGCGGATACGAGTGTATATCGGCCTTACTGGTTCCGCGAGTTCTGGGCTACAAGTAGTTAGCATGATAACATCCCAATCAGGTTCAGTATTAAAAAAATAGGAAATGTCTTGTTGAATTTTTTGGACATCATCGATAAATACAAAATCGTCTTCAAGAATCAATACATTTTCGAAACCGAGTTCAAATGCGAGAGCCAAAACATTCGCGTGACTTTCCAAACAGCCAGCATTGGGACTTCCTTTATAGGAATTCGCACTATATCGGATACGTTGGTCGGCGACAATTCCGACACGTTCTAATTCTTGTTCGATTCTTTGTTTTCTGTCGGTTCGTTTGTCCAAATTAATATAAATCACTTGAGAGATATTTTCCATTTTTTTAAATTATTATATTATAAAACAAATATCTTTATCTTTATTTATAGGTGTGGTCGTTGGTAAGAATCTGGTAATTTTTCTATTTTTCCAAAAGTATCATAATATAATTGAAGTTTCGCTTTCAATCGAAAATTCTCTTGAAGTAATTGATGAACGTGTTGAATATAAACCGCTTCTAATTTCGCATATTTGATTTTCAGGTCATCATAAGAATCCGGATTCGAAGATTGAGATATATCTCTCATCATTTGTTTGGAAATATATTCAGGTTTTACGATAATATCAGTTGTGATAGTCATTATGAATTGTTAATTATACTTAATTCCAATATAATGTATATCTAAATAAACATACCTCTCAATCAATTTTACATATTATGATAAAGATTATTGTGGATAAGCGAGAGACGAAATTATACCAATGTATGACTGATTTTATTGCTACAAATTCAATAGCAAATATTGAATTAGAAGATGCCGTATTGGAATTGGGGGATATACATTTTACAGATTCTGCGACAGGTGAATTATTGTTGATTATCGAGAGAAAAACATTCGCGGATTTATTGGCGTCGTTAAAAGATGGGCGTTATTCTGAACAATCATATCGTTTAATCGGAAGTGGAATTATTCCCAATAGTTGTAGAATGCGTGTAATTTATTTGATTGAAGGTATTTTCAGTCAATTGTCGAGAGAACAAGACCGACGTACAATTATTTCTTGTTTAACCTCTCTGAATCAATTCAAAGGATTTTCCACAATGAAAACAGCGACAACACAAGAAAGTGCTTGGCATTTGATTTATATGGCTCAAAAAATCGAACGCGAATTAAAAGATGGAAAGCCAATGTATTTGCCGGATACTACTCCATCTTCGGGTCAAGTCGAATGTCAAGGACAAGGACAAGGACAAGTATCTGCCAAAGATTATTGCGAAGTGGTGAAAAAAACGAAAAAAGACAATATAACTAAAGAGAATATTGGAGAGATATTTTTATGTCAAATCCCTGGAATTAGTGCTCAATCCGCGACCGCTATTTTAAAACCGTTTTCAGAAAGTGGTGGTTTCTTAGCATTCCTAGATGAAATACGTACAAACCCTGGATATTTGGATACAATTTATATTGAGAATGAACAAGGAAAACGCAGAAAACTGGGGTCAAATGTGATTCGGGCTTGTAAAGAATATTTAACATAACAAAAATACAGAAAAATCATTTATGTTCAGAATCTAATATATTATTCACATATACTATAACACTATCGTAAATTTGAATAATTTCAATAAGTTCTTCGCGTTTCATAAAATAAATTTTATTCATTTGTTCTAAATCAAGAACACGCATATTCCTAATATCGTGCGCGATTTCATTAAATGAATATTTTTTTTCAATGTACAATTTATTATCCATAATAGTATTATTATTATTATTATTATTATTATTATTATTATTATTATTATTATTATTATTATTATTATTATTATTATTATTATTTATTATTATTATTATTTATTATTCAAAAATAATAATTATCTAAAATATTGTAAAACGTGAAAAAGTTGAAAATCATATAAATAATCGATGGTTTAAGATAGGAAAGATAAAGATAATAATTGATGTATAATTTCCAAGAAAATGTAAATGTTGAACAAAGATTAAATGGATTCTTGAAAATGAGAAAAATCCCAAATATTATTTTCCATGGTTCATCAGGAAGTGGAAAAAAGACAATCGTATATCAATTTATTCATCGTATTTATGGAGACAATCGAGCGAAAATCAAAAACAATGTGATGTATGTAAATTGTGCCCACGGGAAAGGAATTAAATTTATCCGTGAAGACCTCAAGTATTTTGCGAAAACGAATATACAATCCGATAATATTGTTCAATTCAAAAGTATTGTATTATTTAATGCGGATGAACTGACAACTGATGCTCAATCCGCGTTACGCCGGTGTATCGAGGTTTTTAGTTATAACACGCGTTTTTTCATTATTGTCGAGAATAAATATAAATTATTACATCCAATTCTCTCGCGTTTCTGTGAGATTTATATTCCAGATAAATCCGAATCGATTATGCGTAATTTTCCTGCGTTATCTGTTGGGAAAGCGCCGAATGTGGGACTTGTATATGGGAAACCAAGTGTAAATCTGCATACTTTACATCTGAATCAAACATATCATTTTACAGAAGTGGACCCGATGATTTCGATGGGCGGGACAGAATTGAAAGAATATTTGGATAGGGAATTAAAGTATCCCTTGACACATATTAAAATGATTGAGATAGCAGAAACAATGTATAGTAGAGGACATTCGTGTCATGATTTGATGATTTATTTGGAGTCGTTGCCGAATGCGGGAGAACCGGAACAAATCGAAATCCAGAAAAAATATCAACAGATAAAGATAGAATTTCGCAATGAACCGTTGCTGATTTTCACCATCTTAGGGGGTTTAATTCGCACCAGCTAGCGCGGTGCGAATTTTATAGCCCCCCCCTTACCCCCCTCACAGCCAATAATAAGAATAATCACAATTAATAATAAGAATAAATAATAAAAATCAACTTTCAAAAATATCAACAATAAAAATAAAAGAATTGTATACTTTTATTTTTTTCCATTTTCCATTTTCCATTTTCCATTTTCCATTTTCCATTTTCCATTTTCCATTTTCCATTTTCCATTTTCTATTTTCCATTTTCTATTTTCCATTTTCTATTTTCCATTTTCTATTTTCCATTTTCCATTTTCCATTTTCCATTTTCCATTTTCTATTTTCTATTTTTTATCTTTCCTATTTTTACACCTTTTAACATTTCAAATACCGAATTTTTCCAAAAATGTATTTAAAGACAATGGTTGCCACATCATAAAATTATCTTTATTACGACTTAATGTGCTACTACATTCTGTATAAATTTTAAAACAAATTTTATTTTTATCATTTAAGTTATTGTAGAATAAATATGCTTCCCTCATTTGAATGTAACTCATTTCTTCATCATATTTCTCTTCAAATAATATATTACTAATATCATCATCATTAAAATTATACATTTGTATTCCAAAAATAATTCCATTACTATAAATTCCCATTTCTAATATGTAATGTTATTGGTTATTTTTAAGTATTATAAAAATATTATAATTAAAAACGATCGGCGTTTGCCGAAGGCACTAACGAGGAAATGAGAAAAGGTGTAATAGTTTTTGTGGAGCCAAATGTCTTTTTACTATATGAAACTACCATAAAGCCATATTAATGAATATATTTACTACCATCGTAAGCAAATATGTTCTGTCTTATTACTGAAGCATTGAAGTTTAATTCCGAAACCATCTTAAACTTGCTTTTTCATTTTTTATCTATTCTAACTTGCTCCTGGGCTTCAGAAGCTGCCAAATACATTGTAATGACTGAAAAAGTTACTAACGAGTTTCTCAACGACCTTGACGACGACTTGTATCGCAGTCAATACATTTCTCTAATTGGGTTCGTCGGTTCTATATTGATACCAGTAACATACAGAATGAACTACGACAATGCTGTAATCCACAGCAAAACGCTATTCAGTATGGGCATTTTCTGTGTTAAGTGCGTCTGTAGTTTGCCATTTTACATGACTTGGAGGCATTTGCTTCTGATTACGGAGGAACAGCATACTTGGATTCTAGATGTTATCAATTTGACTTATGTGCCAACTTTGTTAGTTTCTTTGGCGTTTATGAGCGCTACAGTTGCAATGTTTGGCATTGTGTTAACTGAGTTATATAACATGAGTATCGGTAACAGGTGTTTCCAAAAATAGATTTACTTTCGCTGTGTTAGAGTGTGTATTTGTTGTTTTCTTGTTCTGCGTATCTTGTTATGTACTCTTTTCTTAGATTGGACGTGATTTCTACGTTGTTTATTACCATTTCGGTGCTTTTTATTTTTTCTCGTTTTTTGTGTTCTATGTCTTTTTCTTGTTACCCGTTGTTTGCGTCTTCTTCGGCCGCCTTGAAGATAATAGTTATCTGTAAACATATCTCTCACATTCGCATCATTTAAGTATTCTCTTACACTGTTTGGCACGTATTGATCAATATTTTCCAAATTATCTATTCCTCCTTCCGGTAAACGAATCAGTGACGCCTCAGCTAACTTTTTAACTACACACTTTGTTACCATAATTGTTCTGCGTCCCATGTTGGGTTCATCCAAAAGTTGCGCTTTCAGTTCTGTTATACACATTGGTGTAAAATGACCTAACCTATGGTTATCAATTACTACGTTTCTCTGGTCAGGAATTTCTTGAGGAGCAGCAGATTCACCTTGTCCTTCGGCAGCACAATTATCATCTACTACTGTTTCGTTACCAATGATTCTTGCTATTTTGTAATATTCTGGATTATCTAATCCTTCGCCTCCATTACGTAAATTTATTAATATACGTTCTTTCATGCCTTTTGTGCAAGATGATGTTGTATAATTTGGTTCAGTTGAGTTGTTGTCATAATTTTCACCATAAGCGCCAATATTATCTTTGATATAAGATTTAACATAATTTTTTTTAAACTTGTCCGGTTGTTCGTCGACATATTTGGTAATTGTAGTGACAAATTTACCGACATCATATGTTCCCCAACGTGCTCTATTAAATCCCATATTCACTAACTTTTTTGAAATAGCTTTTAAATTATTGCTGAGTTCTGTCCTTCCTGGTTCAACAACATCTATTCTTCCATCGGGTGTAGTTTCTTTTATGCCGGTTGGTTGAAACA